TGCCGTATATCGGCACAGGGTAACCTTCGGAATAGTCAATGTTTATCAGCGGGTCGCCAGTTTCAGGATCGTATTCTGGAAATTCAAAGTCCGACGGCTGGTTAAACGGACGCACTGCCGTTTGAGCCATTATGTTCTGACGCACAGGCGAGACGCCGCGGCCATACAAAAGCCTGTTTACATAGTCTTCAGTTGACCGCGTCTCCAGCAGGCTCCGCGCGCGGCTTGGCTGTGCCAATGCCGGCACTAACTTTTCCATCACGTTTTCAGACGCTCTCTCAGCTATCTTTTCACCCATTTGCGCCGCAGCTACACCACCGCCCCCGATGCGGGGAACGCTACCAGCTATACGCGCGCCCGCCGTAAAGATGTTGGGCACCGCTGGCTCCAGCATCCCCCCAACCTTAGCTTGCGTGCCTTGGGCAAACCCTAGTTTCTGCGATTGAGACAAATCTTGAAGACCTGTTTGCGCCACGGCCCGCTGCGCTTCAATATCGCGACCCAGTTTTTTAGCTGTAGCCAATACGGGACCTTGCAATTCGGCGTTAATGTCGTACCGCCCCGGCCCAAAAACGCTTTCAACAAAGTCGGGGTCTTGCCCTGCCGCAACTTTAGCAAACCGTGCTTCAGGAAGCGCAGCCAACTTACGCTCAAAAGTTTGGCGTTCAATTTTTTGCATACCTTTAGAAAAGGCGTTTAAATAATCTTTCCATCCGGCGCCGCCTGCCGCTTCAATCGCATCGTCGATAGGTTTTTGAGCGGCGGCTACAAGCTGAGACGTACCTTGCCGTAACGCTTTTGGGTCTGAAGTACCTAAGATGCTAGACACAAAAGAACCCATTTCGCGGCGTGCTAAGTAAAGGCCTTGGGCGTCAATGGTGCCGTTAGACTTAGCCGCGCGCCGTTCCAGATTGTTTGCAAACTCCGACAGTATCCTAAACCGATCAGGGCTGACAAACTGTGCCTTGTCCGCTTCTGCGCGCAGATTAGACACTACTTTTGATATATCTAACTTTTCAAGCCCCTGCGCGCGCAAGTTAGCTGCGACTTCGTCGGCGGAGCGTGCGTCTTCAAGATACTGGCCTATACGGGCGTCAAAGTTCGGGTCATCCATATACCGTGCGGCGGTATCAAGTTCCCTTTGTAATGCGTCGCGCGCCTGCGCGGCTCTCTGTTCGGCAGGCGCAATTTGCAATCGGCCAATATCGGCGGCGCCCAACGCTTCTTCGCGCATAACCCCTGTCTCGTCTTGCAGTTGGCGTTTGCCTGCCGCAATGTTAGCCATGGCGTTTGTTTGTGTTTCGCCGCCGCGAAGACGATCCCGCACAATCTTCTGCGCTGCTGCGCGTTCAGTAGCGACATCCAAAAGTTCGCCGCCACTTTTGCCGGCGGTTGCAACGCGTGTAACCGCCGCAATCTCAGGCGTAAGCAAACCCTTAGATGCTAGGTACTCAGCCGTGCTGGCTTTTATTTTGCTTGGTGCGTTGCTTAACGCGGTAGTTATGGCGTCTGCGTTGCTGCTAACTAACTCACGTAAAATTTCAGCCGCACGCACTTCACCAAGCCGCCCTGCAATCGCGTCAAACGTCTTGCCTGCCCCAAACTTAGCCATGTGACCCAGCACCGGAACCAGTGAACCCGCAGCCGCGGCCTCTAACATATCATTATCTGTTAGCGCGGCGGATGGGAGCGCCGCAAGCGTGCCAGCCACAGCGCGTGTAGCCATACGTTTCCCGCGTCCCGCAACTACGTTCTGCCCAGCAGCTACGGCAGTTTTAGTCGGCGCGCGCACACCAGCCCCACCAGTAATTGTAGCGCGGCCCACTTTTTCTAGCGCGGTGGCAACTTTTGGTGCGGCTTTAGTAAAGGCAGTACCAAATAAACGCACGCCTGAACCCACACCGATACCGACAGGCGCAGTAGCGAGAACTTCGCCGGCGATCTTACCGCCAGTAAAGTAGTTGGGCCGGTCTTTCTTTGCCCGCGCGCCTTGCGTGCCCAACTGTTGTTTTGTCTGCGCCGATTGTTGTGGGCCTATATAGCTAAAGGGGTTAAGGTAGTCCAACGCTTCCGCAACCGGCTTCATGCCGCGTTCGATGCCGGATATGACGGCTGCGGTGCGGCTGGTCTTAGGGCGAACGCCGGCCTCTGGATACTGCTCCAGAATTTTAGCCTTGACTTGCGCGTCTGTTGCACCGGCAGGGCCAGTTATGCGGTAGGTGCGCCCGTTAGGCGCTCTCTGTTCATATATCGGCATCAGTTACCTACCACTTTAGCTTTACCCCATCCGTCGCTGCCCTTAGTCGGCGTCTTACGTCGCGGAGCGGCGACAGGCGGCGCTTTACCTGTTAGCGTAGTGTAGCGTTTGTCAGCGCGATCAACGGCACCGCGAATAACATCCGCAAACTCTCGTGCCGCTTTAACAAATTCAGCCTCTGATTGCGACCGTTCCATACGTGTCAGCGCGCTTGTGGCTTTCGTACCTTCTATTTCGGTGATCTGACCTGTGCCGCGCAGCGACTCATACGCTTGCAAGAATGCGCCGCCTTCGGCTTGGCGGAAGAGAGCATCGAAACTTGCGGCTTGCGTGCCGGGGATAAACCGCACGCCCGGAACGCCCATACCGACCACACCTTCAAAGCCGGGGTGCGGGCGCCGCCCGCCTTTGGGTACGACAAGTTTGCCTTTTTCAATTCGAGCGTCGCCAATCATCTGGTCTATAACGTTTAATGTAGTGCGACCTTTAGTTGTAGCGTCGCTATAGGAATCCACAAACGCCGCGTCTTTTTTGGCGCGTTCGCCTTCAAACACTTCTTCGCGTTTGCGGCCCAAGCGGGCGGCTTTGTTGGCTTCTTCAAAATCTTCGGTGGCTTGCAGTTCAGCAGCTTTCCGCGCCTTGATTTGCGCGGGCGTTTCGCGGCGCGCTTCGGCTTCACCGGCGACGCGCGCCAAAGGCACCTGCGCCGAACCGGGGTACGCGCCCACACTTGGGTTTTTACCTTGAATTGGATCACCCACCCTATACTGCGCCAGCGTCTGCTCCATTGGTGGTGCGCCGCGCAGCCCCGCGTTTTGCGATTGCATCCGCTGCCCACGCAAATCAGCAAACTGCGATTGCTGGCCCATTCCGCCGGGTTGCAGTGTAATATTATTGGTTTTAAGCATATCCATGAACGGCTGCTTGTTTTGCTCTGGCGCCATCGCCATAAGCTGATCGAAGTCCGCCTGCGCCATCATGCCGGTCTTAACCGCAGTGTCAACAATCTGCTGCGCCATTTCAGGCGTCATCTGCCCTGCGTTTGCGCTTGGCGAGAAGGACGCTGGTTGCGACATTCCCAAGCCAGATTGCATTTCGCGGATATGCTCTTGCTGATACGGCGTAAGTGGTATGGACTCTGGGGCGACAACTCTGGTTTCGCCAAACTCACCTACTGGCACTGGACCTGCTGGCGCGGGCTGCGGCGCAGTCGGCGTTGCGCGGGGTGGTTGATTTACGTCGCGTATGTTCGTCACGACTATAGGCGTCGCCTCGTAAGCCGTATTGCCACCGGTTTGCACTTCTATGGGGAAACCGTTCTTGTCGTATATTATCTCTGACTTCCGCTTCGAGGTGTTATTTGCGATGAACTCGTCGGCTTTCGTAATAGCAAAGGTCATCGCGTCTTTATTAAAGGTGGGCGCGATTTGACGCATGACTGCTGCGGAGTCAGGGTCAATCGCGTCTGCTTGCCTAAGCCAAAGCTGATAGGCTTCCTCTGATCCAGATTGGAGAACACCTACGCCCCTGTTGCGAAGTTCGGTCATCCCCGCAACGCGATAGGCTTGGTCTTCTTTACGCACATTCAATCTTTGCGTTTCTTCCGCACGATTTTCACCTGCGCGGGCGTACTCCATCTCCTGACGTATACGTTCGCCTTGGAGTTGCGCGGCTTCTGCCTGCCGTGCCATGTTCATCATGTTTGCAATCCGCGCCGTGCGCTGTGCGGGGTCAGGAAGCTGCGGGTTGCGCGCCTGAAGTGCTATCATTTGGTTTGGCATATCAATTACCCCTTAGCATACCGGGCAGACGGAATGGCGTGCTGGACCCAAAACCACCACCGCTGCCGCCGCCGAGGCCGCCAGCAGGCGTTCTGTTGTAATAGTTTATCATTGCGTTTTGCTCAGGTAAGCTAGACGCTATAGAACCGATTTGACCCAGCGCGGTTGTGAGCGCATTAGCTTGACCAATGTATCCTGACGCACGGGCTTGTCCTGCGTTGTAGATGTTCGACGCTTCGTTCTGGCCCATCTGACCAGCGGCGCCTGTCATTACGTTGGTTGCGGACTGACCAGAACCCATCAGCGATTGCAGCGGATTAAGACGCGCCGACCGCTCAACTTGGAAACGGTTAAATGCGTTCTGGTACTCTTGGCTTGCCAAGTCCTGACCGAAACGCTGGATGCCCTTCATGGTGCTGCCCGACAGTAGATTGCCGCGCGCTGCTGCCGACCGCTCTAGCGCCTTCATGCCTTCCGCTTGACGGAAGGCGTAACCGGGGTCTTGCTGGAATTGGTCTGTGCCAAAGGCTTTCGCCATGCTGCCGTAGCCAGCGGCGGTCTTGTCGCCGCCGATGCCCAGCAACTGCATAATCTGGTCTTGCGCGGTAATACCACCTTGGCGAAACGGCTCTTGCAGTTCCATTTGCTTTTGGAACATACGCTCCTGTGCAGCATTAGCGTCCTGCGCTGCCTGAACCTGCGCCTTAGATGCTTTCTTGGCTGCGCTTTTAGCCATCGCGCCGCCCGCCAGTGATGATGCGGCGGATATGCCTGCGGCGATTGCCATGCCTGTGGTAAGTGCCATCAGTTTAATCCTTTTACAAATACACGTTCTGTGGGCGCGTATCCTAAGCGTCCGTACATTTTTGCCATAGTCGTGACGCGGTCGTTGTCCAACGCAATCATAAACATGGCTTCGGCTTGTTTACTCTTACCCCATTTTTCTATCTCTTGAAACAGCAATTTTGATGCTGTTCCGCCCCGTGCGTCAGGCTTGATATACCACCACAACTCCTGCGCCACCAGCTTCGATGGGTTAAAGTACATTGGGTACGCAATCGCCGCCGTGATGCCGACTATTTCGTCGTCATCTTCAGCCACCAAAACAACCATGTTTTCGTTGTCCAGCGCGCCTTCGACGAACGCTGCGGTGCTGTCACGGTCGAACGGGATCAGATGGTTGACAGGTGTCGTCGCCACAAACGCTGCCGCCAAGTCCATGTAGCATGGTATGTCATCGACAGTAGCGGGGCGGACTGTTACCGCCATTAGCTAACCAGACGGCCTGACGCGCGGATGTTGATGGCCGACGCCGTACCAGCGATTGTGCTGATGAAGCCATTGTTAGGCAGCACATGGCCGACCAGTTCAGGAAAGGTGTAAGTCTCACTAGCTTGAAGCGTTTTCGACTTGACAATCAAGTTATCGTTGCCGGCAGCGCCCGCAGCCGTGACAAGGTTGACGCTGATCGTCGCAGCCGTCGCGCTGTAGTTCGTTGCGGTAAACTTGTCGATGATTGTCTGCACGCCATTCGACGTGTACTGCGTAGTCTGCGCGTTCTCCGCGGTCTTGGCGGGGATGATGTTACTAATGGATACGGTCATAAGATAATCCTACTGCTGAATTTGCGTAACTTCAACTAGCCCACACGGCGCCGCAGGGGCAAAAGCCGTTGCCGCTACGTTTGTCGGCGCAAGCCCAGTATCGTCTACTGCCCACATCAACTCAATATAATCCCCAGCGGCAAGAGAAAAGAATTGAGAGTTGCGGATCACCACGTAACCGTTGTTGGATGAAAGCGTACCGATAACCGCGCTGTTTGAGTATGTTGTTGTTCCGTTAAGACGCCACCAAACCCAGCCGCTCTTAATGTTGGCGTTACCTGATGAGAACTGAACCCGTGCGTTAAACTGATACAGACCGCTCTCAGACACTTCAATCTGGCTTCCCGTAGCCATAACGCCATCCGAGATGTTAGCCCCGTCCCATGACAGCGCATAGGCAGTGTTTGCAGCAGCAGGGGTAACACCAGTTGTGTTGTAAAACTCGCCGTAATAGCGTTCTTGCTCGATTGTGGGACGAACAAAAATCTCGCCATCAGCCGCGTCAACTTTCAGCACGGCAGCAAGCGGGATTACGTTGTCAGGGGCAGTCGGCTTAACATTGGTAAAATCACCAGCTACCGTTGGCGATGCGTAAAGAATATCGCCTATGGTAAACGCACTTGTGTCCAGATTGCGAACGTGTCCCCAGACGTTGCAATAGCCAACCTCGCCGCTATCCGGTAGGTCGTGCGTCATGACGCCAAGAATGTAGAGCGTGGGTGTTGACCCATCAGCAAGATAAGGCGCGACCGACAAAGTATTGTTTGCGCCGACACCAACGAAGCCAACCACTGTACCGTTAGGGATTGTTACGCCAGTCATGTTTTCAACGCGGGCGTATGTTTCCTGCCCAATCTGTTGGATGACGTCGTATTCCATACCAAGGTCAAGCGTTTGGTCGGTCGGGTTCCACGCCATACGTCCGATCTTCCCGACGTGCGGCGCGTCTAACTCAAAGTCAATATAGTTAGTGCTGATCGTATTGCTGACTTGCGGAACCGGTGCGGCTTCTATCCCCTGAATAGTGTCAGCAAATACGGAGTCATAGGACGCTATCAGCGACGTAGCGTCAGGCGCTAACTCGATTTCATCTTGGTTGGTCTGCGTCGCAGTCAACAGCGATAGAAAGAACCGATACCATTCACGGCTAATCGCGCCTGACCGCGGGTCGATCAAATCGACACGCGGCGGCGTTAACTGTGTAGGGTTAATCGGCGAATACGCCATTAGGCCCGCGTTCCTGACAAAAGCAGTTCAGCGCCCATGATGTAGATGCGGACAGGGTCGGTCCCTGACGCCTCGTAGACGCGGTCACGTATCTTCAGCGTCGCACCAAGGCGGCGCCAGATCGTGCGGTAGCCCGACCGGCCAATGCGCCCCATCGACTTCCAGTGTTCGTTCGACCATGTGTGGCCGCCATCGTCAGACCAACGCAGCATGACTTGCGGGTTTTCGCCTTGGCCGTTGTTCAGACCAACGCCTGTCTCGCAGTCAAGCTGCATGGAGTGCTGGATAGTACGGGCGAGGTTGTTAGCGCCTGTCGGCAGCGCCCGCCACGACCGCAGCCATTTCTGCGGGCTGCCGTCGTCGGAATACTCGTTCAGGTCAAACTCGTAAATCTTGCCGTTCTGGTAGTCGCCGACAACAGTGGTAGAGTTGAAGAACATCTGGCTGCTGGCGCGGTGACGGTTAAACTCGCCGTTGGCAAACGACGCGCGCTCATGCCAAGCGCCGGTGGCGACGTCATACACCCATGTGGTGTCAGCGGTCGGGAAGTTCAGCACGTAGAAGCTGTGGCCGTCCTGCTGGTACGTGTAGCCTGTAGCGTCCGAGATGTCGGCATACTCTTGCATCTGCCATTCGATAGCGTGCGTTGACACGCGCTGGCCGATGTAGCCAGCGGCGCGGTAGACGATGCCTTGACCGCGGGCGTCCTTGCCCAGCCAGTAAATTTGGTTGTCCATCTTGGCGATGCTGTACGGCGCCGCGCAGCCCAGTTCGTTAAACGCGCCTTGGATACGCGTCAGCGGGAAGTCGAGCAGC